CAGGCATCGGCGTTACTCCTTGGAGGTTGCGGGCGCGGAAGGCGCGGGGGCGGGGGCGGGCGGCGGCGCGTCAGCGACGGCCACGACGAAGGTCGCTTGCTCGGAGTCGGTTACCGCCTTGATCTCAGCGGTATCAGTGATCGTATCGCCGACAGCATAGCTGCCGAACGCCTGCGTAACCCGGAGGGCCATGGGCTGAATCCTATGGAGTGGTGACGGTGACTTCGGGGCCGGTCGCGGTATCGGTCAAACCGATCGTGACATCGGTGATCGTCTGCTTGATCGCGTACTCAGCGTCGGTCTGCACGATCGCGTAATTGGCGGCGTAGAAGAAATCGCGGCGGTAGATCGCGACCTTCTGCTGCTGGTCGTTCTGGGTCGCGTTGACGTAGGTCAGGATTGCCTGGCTATCGTCGGGGAGCGCGAAACGGCTGGTTACGGCGAGCGCAAGATCAACCTGCTTGGCGATCGCGTCGCGCAAGGTAGGCGTCGGCGCCCAAATCGTGATCTGAAACTGCTTGTTCTGGCGGCGGACCTCACGGGTCGACGTGCCTGTCGTGCCGTTGTTCGACGCTTCCGACCACTCGACATCGCCCATCATGATCGACGTGATGGTGTCGCCGGGCCGCGGGAATACCGAGATGTGAACCTTCCCGGCCGCCATGTCGGTGTCGATCGTCTGCGGGTTCGGCCAGCCCTGGTAGATCATGATGTCGCAGGCGCCGATCGACGGCTGGCCGGTCCCGTTCGGATATGCGGCTGCGGCGATGATTTCGACTAACGCTTCGCCGACCTCGGACACATCGGCCATAGGTCAGGCCTCCAGCGATGCGACGGTCAGGCGGTAGCCGAGTGAATCCCAGTATGCGGCGATCACCTGATAGCGGAGCCCCGCATCGTCGATCATCGCGTCACGGTCGAGCAGCGTTCCCTTAGCGAGCGCCGCCTTTGGAATGAAAACATACCAGGTCGGCTTGTAACCATCCCCGGGCAGCATCGAAGTCTGTGCGCCCTCGCGGCGCTCCTGGATCGAGCAACGCACGCCCTGCGCGCCGCTGATCGGTGTTTCGGCCGCCACCGTCTGGCCGCCATATCCGACCGCGCCAATGCCGGTTTGGCCGGCGGGGCGGTGGAAGGAGGCGGTGCGGGGGTAGAGGAAGCTCACGCCATCGCCTTCGCTTGATAGGGCAGTAGCGCGCGCTTGGTGTCGCCGTCGATCAGGGTGTCGGCAAACCGCTCGATCGCCGTGCCGCCCGCTTGGTACCGCTTGACGGCGCCGAGTGCGGGTGCGTCGGCGATCGTGCTCGCCAGCATGGCGCAGGCGGATTTCACGGCGTCGGGAATGGAAGTCGCTGCGAAGCCGGCGACATAGCGAACGCGCACCTCGGTGTAATACGCAAGCATGATCCCGGCTGGGATCCAGAGTTGACCAGTCTGCTGATCGAAGTCGACCGTACGCGGATCGAACACCTCCCATGCTGGCGGCCCACCAAAATGGGACAGTGCTGCCAAGAGGTTGAAATCTTCCATATTGGAATTTGACGCCTCGCCGCGGCGAGAATAGCCGTAGCGGCCTGATCCGGAGAGCACCGCGGCGATAGGGGCGCGGCTCAACATCGTAATCGGCCGGTTCTTCGGCAGAAACTTTTGCTCGGTGATCGTCATGCCGGCTTCGAGCGCGGCGCCCGAGCTATGCGCGTACCCTACTGAGCGGAACGTGACCGATTGGCCATTGATCGAGCCAATGACGAGGGCTTCGATGTTGCCGCCCTCAAGCTCACGGTCGATGATCAGCACATCGCCGTTTGAGAGTGACGCAACGGGGCCGGTCAGGGTCGCAGGGACATTTTGCCCCGTGCCGATCGACGACGCGAGCGTGAATGAATTGGTCGGCTTCGCCGCCGCCATGAAAGCTGGCGCGCCATTCTTGTCCGGAGACCAAACCAGGCCTTCTGGACGCTTCAAGAACACGTCGATCATGGCCGACGCCTGGAGGACCTGCGCGTCGGACGCGGTTACGCCCCAACCGGCATATTCATCCGGCTGGAGATAGACCGAGGGCATTTGCTCAAGCCAATCCCAAGATGCGGCCGGGGCTGGGCAGGATCAGCGGCGTGCGCTGCGCATGCCCCTCTTTGATCATCCAGTTGCCAAGCTGGCTGTCGACCGAGGCCGAGCCGTTGCGGAAGACGACGGTAAAGACGATCGCTTTGCCGTTCTCGTCACGCCAATTCGACGTGTCGATGAGATGGCCGGGCGCGACATGCACGGTGCCGTTGGGCTGATAAGGCCTAAAAATGCGCATGTACGTCTCCGGAAAAGGGAAGGGCGGCCCGAAAGCCGCCCTTCGTAGTTTGAGGCCGGGAGAGGGTCCTTACTGCGGGCGCTGGACGCAGATCAGGCCGTGGGCATAGCCCGCGCCCTTAACAATCAGCGTGTCGAACTTCACAGCGACGAACTGGCCAGCGAGGTTGCCGGTCAGCCCGAGCTGGAACAGCCGCGGATTGGGGTCGTCCTTCTTGCCCGAGATGTAGGCGATCTCGGTCAGGGGTTCGGTGATGATCGCGACATAGTGCTGCTTGTTCGAGCCGCTGGTCGAGAAACCGTACTTGCCGGTCGTATCGATCGGCATGTAGACATCCGGGATCAGCGGCAGATCGCCAGCCTGGGTCGAGATGTACTTGACCGTCACGCCTGCGGTGACTTCGGCAGTCTTCAGGTCGATGTGCGCGGCTTTCGCCTCCTGGTCGATCAGGTCGAGCAGGATCGGGTCGGCGTAGATGGCGGTCGGCACCACGTCGAAGCCTTGCTGGCCCATCATGTTCGCCACGGTGGTCTTGATGGTGTCGATGATCGACACGCCCAAGCCGCAGGTGACGTTGACGACAGAGCTCGAACCCCCGCCGCCGGCGATCTGGGCGAGCGCGCCCATCCATTCGAGCGTGGTCGGGCTGGTCAGGCTGGTGTCGGAACCCGCCCACAACATCTGACCGCGCTTGACCTCGACCGCATTCGTGATGTCGTCGATGTCGGTCGCCACGACCTGGTCGAACTGGCCCTGCTGCTCGGTCACGTCCTTGTCGAACATCGAGATGTTCGTCTGGGCGGTCACCGCCTTAATGAAGGCGGGGCGCTCAACGCGGGTCGGCGTGGTGGCCGACGCCGAAAGGTTGCGCGGATCGACCGCCGCGCCGGTGGCGATCGCGGTCTGCTCGAAGTAGCGGTGCGGGTGGCCGGTCGCGCGCTTGGTCTTGAAGCGCTTCAGCGCGACCGACGAGCGGCGAACGACGTCGAGAATTTCCTTCTCGAAGATCGGAACCTCAAGCGCGCCCGGGCCGAGGAAATCGGCGGCCGCGTTCAGGTCCATGGACTGTGCCTGGATGTTCATAGTCTGATTGTCCTTTCGAATGCGGTCAAGATCAGCCGAGCAGGCCGGCGTTCTGGAGCTTGAGCTTGGCTTCGATCGCCTTGGTGCCGGTGACACCAGCGGCTTCGAGCGCCGTGTCGACTGCGGAGACGGTCAGCTTGCCATCCGAGCCGGCCTGCAGGCCGAACTTGGACAGAAGCGCGGTGGCGTCGGCGGAAACCGACTTACGCTCGGGCTCGCCCGACGCGTTGAATTCGCGCTTGCTGAGGTCGGTGATCTTGGTTTCAAGACCAGCGATCATGTCCTTGAGGCCCTTGACCTCGTCGCTCTCGCCTTCATTCTTGTCGGCGCTGGCATCCACGAAGAAGTCGTGGTCGCGATAGATGTGCGGCAGCTTGCCCACCATCGCCTCGGCCTCCATGCGATCCGCCATGCGGTTCATCAGGGCCGCAGGACCGCGCGTGGCGTGGCCGCCGACGCCGGCAGCCTCCATCGCGGCCGAACATGCGCGCAGCGCGTCGGCGTGCGGCTTGATCTTGGTGTGCGTTTCCTTGCCGGCCGCCAGATCCTCGGCGACCTTCTTCTGGCCGGCCTCGATGGCCTCGACCTTGTCGGTGATCGGCTTGAGCGCGGCCGCCAGCGCGGCCTGCAATTCTTCGTTGGTCATGTCGAAAATCTCCTGGCGGTCCTTCGAGGCCGCAAGCGATGTGGTCTGATAGGCGGCGTCAGCCTTTTTCAGGATGGCGGCACCGGTGAAGACGCAGTCCTCGATCACCAGGGGGTCCGCAGTCGGGTCTGCCACGAGGACCTTCTTCATCTCGAAAGAGAATCCGAGGATGTCCTTCTTGGCGCGAATGTCTGCGGCGGCGTCTGGGAAATCAGCCGCGTATATGAAGCCCGCGATGGTGATCTTGTCGCCATCGATGTCTGCCTCGGTGATGAGGCCGACCTTGTTCTGGGCATCGTGGCCGTTAAGGCCGACCGTGAGATCCACGGCCATCCCAAGCAGGGAAGGCAGCGCCTTCTCCGCGACGGATTTCGGAAGCACGACGCGCCGACCGCCGGAGCCGTTCGGCGCCACATCGGAGGGCTGGTCGAGCCGGGTGAGCACGCCCGTAAAGGGCATCTTGTTCGGATGGTCCTCGGTTTCCGGGACCTGAAGACTCATCGCCTCAAGGGCCATCGCCTTGAGGCTGGACCATTTCGATGTATCGACACCGAGCTTTTCAGCCTGCTCCTTGATGCGAGTGCGGGCATCGGAGCGCTCGGCGTCGGTGAGGTCCTTGGTGCGATCGACCATGTCCCACGCCATCGCGACATGCTTGGCATCGTGGATCGGCAGCGCACGCTTGGCGGGCACGGCGAAGTCCTCAGCGGGAAGTGCATCCCGCTGTTCCTTGGTCAGGGCCATGCCGGTCTCCGGTGTTAGAGGCTGAGCTTGCCGCGCATGAAGGCGACGATTTCGCCAGCCTCGCCCTCGAAGTCATGCTCGAGCGTCTGGAAAAAATGGCGCGCGTCGGAGAGCCACACTTCCATCCGCGCCTCAGCCGAAGCGCGATTGGGGTGCGGGAGCTCCGGCGAGATTTCCTTTGGCATCTCGACCGGCGCGTCCTCGACAGCCTCGTGGCTGATTTCGGCAGCGGTCTCGACCGGCGCGGCGGCCTCTTCCTCGGTCGCGGCCGCGACCTCTTCGGTCACGGCTTCAGGCGCGGAGGCATCCTCGACGACCGCCGTGGGCTCTTCCTGCTCAACGGCAGGCGTTTCGGTTTCCTTGGCCATCGGATCAGGCCGTGATCGTCACGTCGACGGTGCCAGCCGCCAGGGTTGCCGAGGCCAGACGCGGGTTCAGCACGATGTTGAACCCGGTCGAAGTCTTGCTCGTCACATAGCCGACCGCATCCTGGCTCGGCGTCAGCTGAACCTTGTAGGAGGGCGGGAGATTCAGCGTGACGGCCGTGGTCACGCTCGCGCCGGCCGAGCCGCCAGCGGCGGTCGAGACGGTCAGCTGGGCGAAGATGAGACGATCCGACCGGCTCAGGTCGGAGCCGCTCGACACGGCGATGGTATGAAGATCACGGGCCATCTAGCGGCTCCTTTTCGGCTGGGTGGTTGGCTTTTCGGTGGGCTTTTCTTCGAGAGCCGGGTCGAGCACTTCGGCGCTGCTCCGGGCGGCATCGACCGCGATCTGGACGTCGGCGTAATGCAGGTCCGCCCAAGGGCTATCGGACGGCGGAAGGCCGAGACGCGCGCGCTCGTCGTTCGGGGTCAAGACGTTGTTCTTGTAGCGAATTTCGTAAATCTTGGCCGATGCCATCTCGTCGTCGCGATCAAGGCCGGTGAAGCGAAACTCGATCTGGCTGAAGCCGAGACGCCCCTGGATCACTTCGCGGTTGAGATACGATGCGATCAGGTGAGCGGTCGGAATGATGACCTGGCGCCAGTCGCGGTCCTCGGCGACTTCCGCTGTGTCCCGGTTGACGTCACGCTCGATCGCTAAGTTCTGCGGGCTAATGCCGAAGGACGCGGCGATCTCGCGGATCAGGAGCTCTTGGTATTTCAGGAAAAGCGCGTCGTCGCTTGACTCGCGCAGTTTCTGGACGTTGGCAGACGACTTGTCATCGCCCCCACCAAAGATCGGGATCTTGCCCTGACCCTCGACCTCATTCTGCCAGAAGGCGCGGATGCGATCGATGTCCTCCGCGGGCAGGCCGGGGAAGAACAGCAGATTGGCCGGATGCGCATTGCTGGCGACATTGCCGGCATATTCCGCGACTCCTAGCTGGCGCGAGATCGAGAGGAAGGCGACTTCGAGCGCGCCAAGGCCGAACGGCGAATAGGTCGAAGGGTCGGCCTTGATGTAGACCAGCTCGTCATTGCGCAAGGGCTTGCCATTGAGGCCGCCCGCGTTGCCGTAGCCCAGTGCCTGGTAGTAACGCGGCTTCGCGTTGTCTCCGTCCCAATCGGGATAGATCTGGATCGAGAGCGCGTCGACCGGCCACATCCAGAGCGGACGGATTTCGTCGCCGCCCAGTTGGTGTTCGAAACACCCGGCGCCTGCGGTCAGCAGGTCCTCAGTGATCTGCTCGACGAAAGACCGAAAGCTATCGTCGCGGTTAGGCTGATCGAAGCAGGCCTTTACCAACTCGATCTGACGCCTCAACTCAGCGTTAAGCTTCGTGTCGCCCTTGACGACGATTTCCCACGGCAGGGTCGCGATCGGCTGTTTGATCGCGTTGATCGCGCGGCGGGCGTAGACGGTCTTTGCGAAATGACGAAGGTTCGACGGCGTAGCCTTGAGAACCGATTTTTCGCCCCAGCGGCGCTGCGAACCGATATTGAGTAGGCGCGGATAGAGCGCGCTGTCACGCTTCGGCTCCTTGCGCGGGCGCCCGAGACGCAGCCCCTTGAACGGGTTCGTAAACGCCACCGCCATCTCCCGCTTAGATGCTGGCGAAAGTCAGCGGCTGCCTGCCGTCGAGCATCAGCTCGGTCAGCGCCCATACCAGCGCATCAAGGCGATCCGGAGAATCGCCGCCTTGGTAGCCGGCGGTGGTCATAAGCCCCATTTGCTCTTCGAGGGGGCCGTAGGTGCCAACGTGGCTTACCTTGCCCTGCTCGTAGAGCGCCGCGACCGGCTCGGCACGAATGTGCTTGCCCCGGCTGGCGGAAACCATCTTGATCGGCAGATGGGGCCCCGCTGTCCGCAAGGTGCTCTCCACCATTGCGCCGCCATAATTCTGTTCGGCCACGATCAAGTCTGCGCCGTGAAGGCGAAATGCCCGTTCGATTACCGCTGCCCAGCCGTTGGGAGACATGCGGCAAGAGAGGTCGTCCAGCACATAGGCGCGACAATCGACCCCTAGACCAGCAACGATAATGCCCTGTCGATCTCCGCCCGTGCCGTCTGAGCCCGAAGGGTCGACCCCTATGACGATGCGAGTGAGCGGCGGTGGATTGTCGGTACGATAGCGATCGATCCGCTCCAGCGGCCAAAGCGCGCCCGGCACCTCGGAAAGATACTTGCCCTCAAGAAACCGCTGGCGCTGCCGCTCCGGAAGCGCAGCGAGCTCAGCCAGGTATTCCGCCGGCAGATTGGGATTGTCGGCAGGGTTCATCGTCGCATAGGCGCGTGAACCTGGCTCGACCGGCATCTGGTTATCTGGCCGCTGACCGAGAACGAATTCCTGGTAGCTCCAATGGCCGCGGCCTGTCGGGTTGAGGTCGTAATAGGCCTTGAGCTTCAGCGGTCTGCCGTCGACTTTGGTGCAGCGCTGCGCAAGACGGGTTCGCAGCGTGAGGATCGTTTCGTAAGCGACTTGGCTGCTCTCGTTGACATACCAGGTCGCATATTCCTTGCCGAGGATCTTCTCGACGCGGTCCTTGTCGTCGAGCCCGGCGAACCAGACCTCCCGACCATCGTCCATCATGGCGACTTGGTCGGATTTGTTGATCTCGTACTCGACGCCTGGATAGGCGAGCCGCATCATGGTCGGCCAAGTGTCCATCATGACCGACTGGCGGACATCGATGTTCTGCCGACGGGCGATTAGATGGCGGCTGTTCGGTGCGCTGATCGCGCGGGTGGCGATACAGTAGCAGAGCAGGAATGTCTTGCCGGATCGCGATCCGCCATAAACGAGATTGTGGCGCTCAGGCCCGGCGAGAATGTTTCGAACCTCCGCCTGTTTAGGCGTGAGGCTAAAGGTCGGCGTCGGCGCCAGCGATGTTGACGGTGAGGCCGACATTTGCCTCCACCTTCGTCTTGTCGCTCCAGCCGCGGCGGTTCATCAACCACAGGCGGGCGGCGGGCGTGTCAGGAGGGAAGTGCTCGACATAGGGCACTTCGATGACCTTGCCTTCGACAGCCATGATCTTCACGGCATCGTGGCTGTAACCAATTGCGCGAGCGTACAGGCTCTGCTCGACGCGGTCGTCGGCGACTTCCTTTCCGACCGTCAGCGCTTCGCGAAACTCAGGAAAATCATGCTTCCACCGGTGGATCGACCTGACCGACACGCCAAAGAACTCAGCGAGGTCGCTGTCGATCGCGCCAAAGCGCTCGCACAGCATCTTGGCCTGCGCGACGTATTCCGGCTTGAATGCTGACGTCACCTTGTGCCCCGGCAGGAACTGCCCCGTCTCCGGGTCTTTGCCAGGCGTGGGTTCGGGCTGGTCCATCACGTCCCCCGAAAAGTCACCCGCCGCACGCTTCGACCCGATCAGATACAGGATGTGCTTCGGTTGAGAGGTGAGCGGCGGCGGATTAGAGTTCCCGGATCAGCTTGCGCCAGGCGACGACGGCCCGCGCGGCATTACGCCGCAGCAGCGTCCGGTTGACCTCGTGCAGTCCGAAGCGCGATGCGAAACGGGCCCGGCCGATCGCGGCGATGATTTGGTCGATCTCACCACACGGCGCGGTGAACGGGCAGGCGACGAACTTGATCTCGTCCGACGTCACGACCGGCACGCCCTCGGAAATGGCGTCGGCAATCACGATGTTGAACGTCTCGGTAAAGCTGACCTGCAGCACCAGATCCATGCGCGAGCACAGCGTCAGGAACGCGTCGTGGCAGAGCCAGTCATGCTCGACCAGTTCGTGGATCGAGCCGTCGAACAGCGCGCGCAGGTTCTTGAGGACCGGGCCGCCATTGCCCTCGGTACGTGCCGAGTTGATGTGGAAGCGCAGTTTCTTGCCCACGCGGTCAGCGTAAGCGATTGCGGCATGCGCCTGGATCAGGTGGTTCTTGAGCGGACGGACGGCGCCGAAGCAGCCGATGTCAAGCGTGTCGCCGCTGCGGTAGCGCCAGCGACCATGTGCCGCGACCGGGTAATAATTCGGGCTGTAGCTGACCGGCTGGCCCAGCATGACCCGTGCGGCGTGGACCATGCGCGGGCTGTTGGCGCTGACCCGGACACCGCGCGCCCGATAGCCGTACAGCCATTCGCACGCGATGCCCTCGTTCGCGATGAACGGCACTTCGCTGTGGAGGCGGACGATCCAGCGGACGTTCGGGTGCAGGCGCTTGAGGATGTCGAGCTTGTCCGGCACGACCCAAAGCGCTTCGAGGATCACATGCGTCGGGCGATGCTTGGTCAGCAGCCGATCGATGTCGTTGTTGTCGTTGCACTCGGCCAGTTGGGCATCGAAGCCCTGGCCCTGGAGCATGTCGACCACGAAGCGGACGGAATTCAGCAGGCCGGACGAGCGCGAATAGGCGTAGGTGCCTTCATCGAACGTGGCTGCGAATTCCCGCTTCTTGAGCAGGAACAGGATGCGCGGGAGCGCTGACATAGAGGCTCCCGTCCGAAATATGACGCTGTCTTTCGGACAGCGGGAAAGGTCAGAGGTGGCGGATTGCCAGCCAGATCATGGTGCCGAACAGGCCGAGCCCGACCAGCGTGGTCAGGCAGCCGCCGATTCCGGACTTCTGCCCGGTCGGGTCCATGCCGTCGGCGACGAACCACATGGCTCCGAATCCTGCGATCCCCAGTGCCGCGATGGCGAGGATCATGGTGTCGAAGAGGTTCATCGCAAACCTCGCTTTCGGAATAAGGCCGACGCCCGTGGAGGCTTAATCCCGGTCGTCGGCGGCTGGCCAATCCCCCCGGACGGCCAGCGTCTGGCGCTTGGGGTCGCCAGAACCTGGGCACAAAAAAGCCCGAGGCGGCGATCCGACCCGGGCGCATCAATTTCAGGATTTCATGCTTATGCCGGAGAAATACCCCGCGTGCAAGGGGCTACATTGGCGGCCGGGTCAGCGCCCACAGGTGGCAGTATGCAACCCAACTGGTCAGCGGGCCAGTGGCCTTGAGGCGAAGGTTCTTGAGCGGCGACAGCGGCTTTGTAGCGCCGCCCAGCGGCACATATTCTCCGCCGATTCTGACCGACATCTCGACGTTTCGGGCGACAATCGTCTTCATCACCCCTCTGCCAGCGTCTTGTAGATAGGCGACCGAACAACCCAGCTGGTAGGATTGCTTTTGTCCCATTCAGTCAAAACTGGAATAGCCTCTGGAGTAGGTGTTCGCGCGAGCGCACATGCCTCAGAAAGCATCTTGGCGGGATCATCGGACGTAGCGAGAAGGGCCGCTATGACGTTGTGGCAGTCCATCAACGCTTCAATTCGATCCCCGCCGGTGTCGAGTAACTCGAATGTGCATCGGCCATCGTCGCCGACCAAGTGCGATAGACTACCTGCCATCATTCCCATCCTTCTGCATGCTCACCCCTCCGCCAGCGCCGCGTCGATCATGGCGCGCCAAGGATCGATGACGGTTTCTCTTGTTGCTGCGTCGATAGCTGGTTGATCACTACCAAACGCCGCCGCGCTCAACATCGCCTCGGTCGGATCGCGCATGGCGGTGAGGACGGCCTTGGCGATGTCGCGCATCACCGACCGCTCAGCCTCGAACTCGACCCCGTTAGAGCGCATGACTTGCTCTATCGCTTCGGCCACCCGCTCAATCATGGTTCGGTCAAGCGTACATGCCTCGAATCTTGGCTATTGCAGTCTCGATGGCGTGAAAGCGCCTCTCGAAATCTGCCTGATCCACAGGACTGATTTTTCCCTTCGACGACACAACTTGGGCGTGATCAAGGAGCAGTTCAGAGATTCCCTTCGAAGGATAATCAACATCATCGATTTTGCCGATAGCGATCACGATGAAATCTTCTTCGTTCGGAGTGGACGATATCATAAGTTTTGCGCTCTCGATCTCCTCCTTGGCGCGAAAATCGGCAAAATTCTCAATGATCCGTTCGATCTCATAGATCGGATGATCGTCGTTCTTGCTGTTTGCCATCATCACTCCTTCGGAATTCGGCATACCACGCCGATCCTCCGCCTGCCACGCGCTATCACTCGGAATCATCCCTTCGCCGCTCACGCCCTCTGCCCTCCCTCGCGATAGCAAGCGCCATCCTGGCAATCGTACTCGCGGCCCACGATGTCGCGCGGATCGGCCACGTACCGCCCGTTGAGCATGTGGCCGCCCAGCCCGCGCTTGTGTCCGCAGGTCAGCGTAATGAACGTCGAGTTCTGCCAGCGGCGGGCGGCGGTGATGTGGCGGGTCACCGCGCCATTTCCCGCCGCGCCAACGCCAGGTTGAGATTGCCCGCACCCGGCAGCTTCTGCGCCGCTTGGTAGGCGAGCCAGTCCGGCATGACATAGCGATCGGCCATCTGCCAGCCTTCGTACCGAGCAAGCATGGTGATGGCCGCGCGGATCACCCCAACCGGCACCGTCACGCTTTCGTCGGCGCTGCGGTGCGGGTGTTGCGCCGCTATCGCTTCGAGATCGGCGAGGAGGCGGGTCATTTCGACGCCTTGATCTCAAGCTTGATGCCGATCGCTAGCGCGAAGAAGGCAGCGAACCGGTCTGCGATGCTCGCCGCCGGTGTGAAAGCCATAACGGCCAACATCAGCAACGCCCCGCTCAGGAAGGACTTCATCCGCCCACCTCCCCATTCAGCACCCAGCCCCATTTCCAATCCTCATGGATCGACACCGGCACGCCGTTGATCGCGGCTGTCTCGAAGCCATCGGGATCGAACCCGGTCTCGCGGCAGATCGCGGCCCACGTCGGCGCGGCCATCACGATCGACGCGACCGGGCGGCCTGCATCGCGGCGCTCGGAAAGCTTGGCCGCGAGCTGATCGCTGACCTTGACGCCTTCGATTGGCTGCTCAGCCTCGCTGGGACCGTTCGAATTGGCCGGCGCGCGCTGTCCCGTCACAGCACCGGTCAGGCGCCGCACCGCATCAACGAACTCGTCCTTGATCCGCATCGGGTGACGGCCGGACTTCGGCACGAACCGAACCGTGAAGCTGCCCGTGTCCTTGTCGAAAAAGTCCGCTGCGCGCGATCCGAACCGCTCCATGGCCACGACCTGGTAGGCCTTGTCGTCGATCGCCACGGCCCGCAGCGTGTCGATGATCGCGCCGACGGCAGGCTCGACCATGCCCAGCCACCGCTTGGCAGCCATCACGCTCAGAGTCGGCTCAGCGCGCCCACCACCTGATGATCGGCCGCCGTTGCTGACGTTCAGGCATGAGCGCATCTCAGACCGGTTCGCGGCCTCGAACTGATTCCGGTAGATCCGAAGAGCCTGAAGGTTTTCGACCGTGAAGACTGGCGGCCGCTTCTCAGCGTGCGCATCCTTCCAGTCGCGCTTGACCAGGCTTTCAAACCACGGCTCACGCAGCGTGGCGCGCCCGACCTTCTGGCCAGAGGCGTTCGTCGGGCTGGTCGCGTCGTGATTGAACCGCTCGAGCCATTCCTTGGTCGGCAGCACCGTCCCCTTGGGCATTTTCGCCGCCAGCACTGACACCACGTCCTGTGGCGCATGCTGTTTCTGTGCCGTCTTCTTGCCCATCCCCGCCCTCCAGCTGAGCGAGAATATCGGCGTCCTGATCGGGGCTGTCGTGTTCCATAATTGTCAAGGGAAACTCTTTTTTCAGCGCGACCGAGACCGATGCGAGCGACACGTCGAGACCGCGGGCCATCAGCTCTTCAGTGATTGCCGTCATCTGGCAAAGCAGGTCATCGTTGCTGAAATTGGCCATCTGTTGAACCATCCGTGTCGAGAGTGCTTCGCCGTCGATGAAGGTGATCAGGCCCTTGTCGCGCAGTTGCCGCTTGAGTTCGTACGCCGCCTGCCGGCTGATCTTGAGCCGGTTGCCGATGTCACCGTTCGACGGCGGGCACCCGGTCTCGCGGAAGTGCGTGCGTATCGCGCTCAGGCATTGGGACTGGCGGCGGGTTAGGGTCATGGGCGGGCAAACGGCACGAAAGGCTGGTCGCCCTTGACGTAGAGCGGGTGGCGCGGGTGGCCTTCCTTGGTCGTGCCGAGGCAGACTAGATTTGCGCCCCATCCGCGCGCGGAAAGCACGACCGCCTCGTCGCGGCCCCTGTAGCCACCATGTGTACCCCAGGCGGCGACGATCGGCACGCCGGTGATTGCCCCCGCATTGAGCGTGCGTTCAATGTATTCGGACCCTTCCGGCCCGAAAGGATCGTCAGCGGCCTTCATGTCTTCCGGAGACGTCGCGCGAAAGGCGAACAAGTTGACCACGCTGATGCCGCCGTAGCCCTCGCGGCGCGCGAATGACATGCAGCGGCCAATTGTGGGGTCGTCGATCGAGGCATCCGCAGTGGACGGGTTGAGCATGATGAACGGAAGCAAAAACATGCTGCCGCCCCACTGCCGCGTAAGGAAATACCGATAGCGACCGCATCGAGATATCACGGCGTCCGAGTGCAGGAATAGATCAACCATTTCCCCGCTCCCCATGCACCGCCACCGCCAGCGTGATCAGGAGTTCGCGGTCGAGTTGGGTGGGGAGCCATTCGCAGCGGAGCATCACGAGGCCGTGATCGTGCCATGCCTTGCGAGCGAGGCGGCGACCCTCGGCGGGGTCGGGCTCGCGCCTTACCGGTAGCGAGGAGAGCTGACTCCGGATCATCGGTGAACGGGTGGGCGAGGCCGAAGCCCCGCCCGAGTTGTCACCGCTGCGCATGGGTCGACGTTTCTTTGGCGTCGGTCACCTTGGCAGGATCGACCGCAGCCGGGCATGGCAC